CGGTTCTTTATGAGTTTTTAATTTTTGTCCACCTGGACGGTTAATATGTTGTTTCTCTCTCTTGCTTAAATCAGCAGATAACTTCTTTTCATAATTTTTCTGATATTCTTCAGCAAGAACCGTTTTAGCAGCCTGCTCAAAGATTTTTTCTCTTGTTGGCATTGGCCGGCCAGATACTCTATATCCACTAGCTAATACTGCCACATATTGTGCAAGCTCGTCACGCTTTGCAAATTGCGAAGTAGACTTATCGAGATCACCATATTTGCCCTTGCCAAGTATGCCATTAAAATCTTCCCCAAGTTTTTCAACTTGCCCATCAAACCAATTTTCAACTTCTTGTGCAACACTTGCTTGGCTTGCTTGATTGGCTTGACTTCGGTATGATTGTAATTCCTGTATTGAATCATATTGTTGCTTAACAATTCCCTTTAGAGCATCAAATGCTTTAATTACTTCAGGTTCAAATTGCTCTGGATCAAGAGAAGGGAAATCAGCCAGCGGGTCTTTGGCAACCTTCTTCTCTGGCTCCGAAAGAGATTTAGCCGCAACAGCGCGGACCATATCTACAGCCCGCATAAGTAACTTATCAGAACCAAATTCTCGCGCTTCCTCAACCGTCAACCCGGCCCGAATTGCTTCAGTTAAAACGGCATTGCTAATCGAAGGTTGGCGGACGGATTCCAAGGCGGACTCCGATTCCGGCGCGGGTTGTTGTTCCTCTTCAGGTGCGAGTTCCGATTCCGGTTCGGGGACAACCTTCTCCACTGGTTTAGTTAAATTTATTATATCGGAATCAGGTTCTAAATTCTTTTTTTCATCTACACGAGATTCAATCGCTTCGTTAATTTCGGCAACAAAATCTTCGGAAACGGGCATTTTACTCTCCTCTAGTTAAAAGATAAATTGTCATGCAGACCTCTACACTTTAAAGCTCTCTCACGATGTTGTTTATCTCGATAGACTGGCCGACCTTCTCCTGTAACATCCGTAGGGACTCCGGCCTTTTGAAAATGGTCCCTCAAGTCCTGCGCTTGTGATGGGAGAACCGCACTTCCAAGACACTCTATTGGCCAACCACTACCTGCCTGCCGAGGAGCGTGTTCGGCCGTGAAGTCGCGTTCTGCCACAATACCAGTATCTAAAACAATCTTGCCAGGGGCTTCCCCCATCCTGAAGTATTTCTCAAATAACTCCCCGGCAGGGGATGAATAACAATAGAACGGCATAACTATAATTATACCATATTGTCATCAATCTTACAACACCCTTTTCGGGTGGTGTGATCCTATTGACCTAAAGAGCCTCCCGGATTCCCCCCCAACAAGAGTTGTTGCATATTAGCCGATGATCCTGCCGGTGTCGCCCCCGGTTGTGGTCCTCCTTGAGGGGGAGGCGGTTGTGTGGGCAAACCGCCCTGCGGTGTCGGCGGGTGAACCCCTGGCATCTGAGAAGGCTCAGCAAATTGAACAATGTCCTCAATTTCATGCGTATCAGAATATTTAGCAACAAGTTCTATGTATTTCTGCACATTAATAGTTCCACCATCTTGGGCAATTAATGCTGACGCCGGTAAGATGTCCTCTTTCCAGATGGTCCGTATTTTTTGTAATCGCGCTGCCGGAGAGTTATCCTGCAAAGAGTACACATCAATATCGAGGTCAAAGAGTTGGAAATCTTCCTTTTTCTTTTTACGATCCAGTTCGACAGTAAGTGAAAGGTCGCTTCCAGGAATTGGTTTTTCAATAGTTCTGCGTTTAATTGGATCATGCCACTCATAATAGGCAAGAGTCTTAAATATGCCTTCAATACAAGCAATGGTCTTATCGGCCATATCTCTCAATTGCGAATTAGACGCCTGACTTAAAATCTTTTCCTGACCAAGCGTTTGTGCCTGCGGGCTTAGCCCACCAAGGGTGTCGAGATTTCCAGCAAAGTAAGAGTAAAGATCGCGGGTCTGCATAAAGAAGGCAAGAGTTTTTGGATCAACACCACCAGCTTTCAATTCTTGAGGTTGCTGTCCAGCCCAGCGAATGCCGTCACCATCTTGTGCTCTTTTAAAATCCTCTACACTTTCTTCATTTCCTCCAGTAAATCCAAGCACGGTCTTTTGAGAATCAGCTTGATTTCCTAACTTTCGATAAAGAGAATTAGCAAGTTCATTAAGATCACGCCACAAGGATGTAGGCGCTAAGGGTAAAAGATTTCCAGGAACATCTGAATATCCTAATTTGTGGTACGGTCCATGATCTGGCCCTTCCCATTCAACTGCCTTTAATTGCTTCTTTCCCTTAGCTTCATAGGTTACTAAAAGTTTTTCTTTCGGTAGCCAAACATCTCGTAACCACTTCTTATCTTTATATACATCAGCGCTGGAGGAATTAACAATACCTTCCGCACGTTTTTCTCCTTGCAAACCAATTACTGAATAGTCATCAGCTTTTATATCTCTGCTGCCTTTAGGTAAGAAATCTGAGTCCATTAATTCTTCAAAATCAAGCCAATAATCGTTTCCTTCATAATCTATGAAATCAGGATGCTTAGCCGACATATCACAAAAGTAATCATCCATCGTTACTATATCAACAAACGACTCTCCATATTTATGTCCAAGCACCTCGCCAACTGTACATAAACCAACTTTAACAATGCCCATTGAAAATAAGGCTTCAGTTACAAGCCTTCGCAATGTCTCGGTCAATCCAATTTCATCAGGTATTTGATTAATAGCAATTTCAAAATTATAAGCAATGTGCTTGAGGTCTTTTCGTTTAGTAGTAAATAAAGCACGGGGACAATTCGCTGCAAGTTGACGGACATAAATATGAACCGCCAAAGCAAGAAAATTAACCGGCATCTTTTTACGAAAACCGCCGGTGGCATAATGAAAACCTACAAATTCCTTAATTGCTTTGACACGATTTTTGCGGGGCCCCTCTAGCTGTCGAGTGCTCCAATCCACGCTCTTTCTCAATTTTTCATACTGTTTCTCTGGCAATAAATCTGCCATTATAAACTCCTTTGTTTTTTATATTGTAATAATTTATTTATAATTTCTTCAGAGTCTTTTAATAATCCTAATGCACGGTTACAATTAGCGCACAACCATCCTCTGATATCCTATCTTTATTTTTTTCGTGCCAAGAATCCATGCTATTTCCAGCCTTCCTGCAATTCTAAATTAGGATTCTGTTTCTGTAAGTCTCGTTGTTTCATGCGCCAAGCAAGACAACCTATTGGGATTTCTGGTTGTTCTGCTTCTGGTCGCCTTACTCTTTCGCGCATTCCCTTAAAGGCCAAAGCGTCGGCAATAACACGGTCGCCGTGATTGGCCCTTGCACCCGATGGATCGCTCTTATTGGTTGCTCGTGAGTGTTCCACGCTACCATCTTGGGTATGTATGTACTCAAGTGTTTCCTCTAATGCTTCTTTAGATCGGTTTATACATTCGCCTTTTTCTAATGCAGCTCGATATGCACCGATCAAAACAAGTTTCGTTTCTTTGGTTGGTGCCCAACCGGGAACATCTGTAGTTTTGCCAGAAACAGATTCATCGTTTTTTCTATAATAAATATTTCCATATTCAAGTTCCATAACCCGCGAACCAAATTGCCGGCCTGGACCGAACGATTCCCAAATCATGTAGGAATTATTCAACCATTTAGCAATTGATACTGCTTGCTTTGCAAATGCTTCAGGTCGAATGCGCGGATTAACATATTCCAGAATTTTTTCAGATGTTACATTGTCCCAAGCGGTTGCGCAGGAATTTGATGCCCCGGTCCCTGCGGAAACATCAATTCCAAGTACACTTTTATGGCTGTTAGCGGCACTCCATTTACCATCGCGGTCCAGCAGACACCATAAGTGGAGGCAGCCGCCCTCGCTTTCTCTAAATCGTATTGGTTCACCTGTTGTGTCGTCATATTCTAAATCTCCGATATAAGTTGGGGGTCTAGCATCACGTTGTATAGCTTGCTGAACCAATTGAGCATCAAAATATTGATAACCACTTCCAAGATAATCAATGTCAAGTTCTTGAGCGATTTCTTTTGCGCCGGCAGCACGTTTGCATTCATTGTCATACCAGGGAGATCGTAATTTTCCGTCAAGTATAGGATCAAAGGTCATTTGGATAACCTTTAGAATCAAGTATCCTTAATCTGCCATGTTCATCAGTTGTATAAAGTCCCTTTGATTTTATCGGGTGTTGAGACCAATGAAGTCTTAATTTTTTAATATCAGTTTGCCGTATATCATAAAAGGCGTTATTAGTACCGGAAGGAGTTGAGTTAAATATTCGGCAGTTAGTTGCATCACGAGTTGATGATAAAACATTATGCCCATCAACTACGGCTGCGAATTCATCCAATAATATCGCAGTACGTCTATCTCCGCGTGCAACATTTCCAGTCGTACTTTCACCATCCACAACAGAACCGTTTCCAGGATTTTCAATATGTAATTTGCTGCGGCATGTATTTTCATTGTAATTCGTTGGCCTCAACCACAACGGAATATTATTAAGAAGATAATCAAACTTCCACATTAAAGCCTTTGGGTTACCTGTCTTATCTACATAATCTTCAACACGCGATACAAATAAGAACGACTGCATTGCACGAACAAGCCAACACCAAAATATAGCTACAATACAACACCAACTTGCTCCCATATCACGGCTTTTTTCAATTAAAATATCATACTCTCCAATAGCTTTAATTATATCAAGTATTGCATCTTCCTGAAAACTATAAAGTATAAAAGGCAATTTTGACGAAGGTTGGCGGCGAGGGTCGTAAGTCCACCCAAACCCATTTATAAAAAATAGAGGGTCTTTTGAACAAGCATTTTTAATAACATAAGCATACTTAGGATCAAGAAGAATCTTTTTATGTACCGCCATTCTCCAGCGAAGATTGCCTATTAAATCTTTTGGTACAAAATGATTAAATGGCGTTTCGACTTTCATATACCTTTCGGCAATTTATAGAACAAAAAAATCTTTGCGCTCCATCTATTACTTTTGTACTTATTCCAACTCCTTCCGCGCATATCGCAGAATTAGCTGTACGTTGACAGGTTCGTTTTAATTTAATCCCACAATTGTCGCATTTAGCGACTACCTCGGCGGTTTGTTCTAATTTCTTTTTTCTTTGTTTTGTATTTGCAAATTTAGTTCTGCTGGGACTTCGCATTTCTCCCCCTATTAATGGCATGTCCTAAAATCCAGTTGATCGCAGTATCAAATGGCAAACCAGCCAATTGTAATTCGGCTTGGAAGCCGGCATCGGGAGATAGGCAGGCATTGCCATTGATCTCAAGAATCCAAGGTTGTCCAGTTTCGTCTATGCGATAATCAATTCTTCCCCAACCGTCGAGTTTAAATAGATCACAAACACATGCCGTTAAGACGGCTACTTTTTCTAATATTGGATCATCGTGAGTAACAGCCTTGATAGGAGTAATGTTATACTCTAAACTATTGCGTATCCATTTAGAATCGTAGTTTAAAATAGCCGGTTTACTACGAAGAAACTGGGAATAATCCACTTCCGTTGGGGGCAAGATTTTAATTCCAGTTGGAGAGCTAATTACACCAACACTAACTTCCCTTCCTTCAATATAACCTTCTGCAAAAGATTTTCTGCTTGTTCGCTTAATACGCTTTTGAAGAGCTAAATCTACGTCAATTAAATCTCCGTATATAACATCAGAATCTACTAAATTTCTTGATCCATGATCCCAGGTATTTTTTAAAATCCATTTAGCCTTAGTCTCTAAGTCCAAAATCTTTTCTCCGAGTTCATGCCATTCTGGAGTAGGAAAATTATTATCGAGCATAAATTGTTTTGCAAGAACTTTATTACTTGACAACATTAAGCATTCAAGACTTGCTCCTGTATAAGGAATTCCAAGAGCGTCCCATAGCGCCACAGGAACAGTAAGTAATTGATCGTGAGAATAAAGAGCATCTACAAGATTAAAAATACAATCTGGTTTATAAAAATCTAATAACATTTTCATTGCCATTAAATCTAAACTACAGGGAATTTCAACTTTCTCATGCCCTAAATTTCTCAATGCCTCTGAGACTGAATTTATTTGTTGTCGAACATCTACAATATTAATTACATCATCTTCGGTAAGGCTATTATAGCAAATAACTACTTTCATTCTTTTCTCTCTTCTTGTTGAAGTTCTTGTAAAAACATTTCAATCTCTTCTACGGAATGTTTAGTTGAAGTTCTTAATTCTCTATTAGGGTCATCTTCTTCTTTAGATTCTATTTGACCCACTCGTCCAAGGAAATCCTTTGGGGCTTTAATGGCTTGAATAAACAAATACCAAGCAGAGTTGTTAGGGCAACTTGTAGGTCTTTTCCCAGATCGGTGCTGTTCTCCAGCACTTTCAATAGCCCAGCGGAGATTTTCACGGTATGTTTGTTCCCTTTCTTCACATAGTGCGATTTCATTTAAGCCCTCTGGAGTAACTGGAGTACCCGGACGAATCGCCTTGGCTTTATTTAGAACCTTCTGGATAGTTGCAGATGTAGTATCGAATTCTTGAGAAAGTTTAGATACAGGTTCGCCGGCGACCCAACGCCGTACAACCTCTTCACGTTGCCGATCTGTAAGAGCTTGATTTGGATACATTTACTTCTTTTTGGTAAATGACTTTTTCTTGTGTCGCGGGCCAATCGTAGATACGCCGGCCTTTTTGGCGGCATCATGTTTCTCTTTTGCAACTGCGGGTTCTTGAGAATAAAGATAACGCATTTGCTTTTTCGACGCAAATGGATGTTCACCTTTTTTATATGGCATAAAACAATATCTCCTATTCTATCTTATATTATACCACAGATGAAGTATTTTCGGAAGGGGATTGTCTGACGTTAGCATCAAGAATATCTTTTTGTTGATCTGTTAAACGATTAGAATATTCATCTAAGAATCTCAGCAGGAATTCTTTAGTTATCATGTCCGTAGGATGTTTAGTACGATATTCTTGTCGAGCGCATAAGAATTCTTCATCGGTAAACTTTCCAGGCCGACCAACAGGGTTCTTCGCTTTTGGTTCCTTGTGTTGTTTTTCCTTTATAGGGGATTTAGGTTCGGATAGTCCTAATTCCTCTAATGTTTCCCATGTAGTTCCTTGCTTACTAACAATCCTTGATAAACCCTGATAACATCTACAGCATAATCCTCTAGCATATATACTTTCATTACAACCATAACATTTACATTTCATTAGAAATCTCCATAGATAAATTCTTCTTATTGGCTTCTATTTCCCAATATTTAGGAAGTGCCTGCTTTTTTTCAATTAACTCTTCCCATGTAAAGGTATTCTTACTAACTAACCTACACATGGCATTGTAACATGGCACACATAGTCCACGATATACAGCCGTGGTCTCACAAGAACCATTAAGACATTTCATAATCTTCTCTCCGTTTTAATCCATTCCAAGTGCTTATTATAGTATCAGCAATATCTTCTATTAAAAAATCTCTTATATATAATAATTCTAAAGGACTTACATAATAATAATAAAGTTTTTCAGCAGCTTTACTATATGTAATAACCTTTTGTTTTTTATCATATTGTACACTAATCGTTTCTTCTGATTTAGATTTCGCTTCTAAATAACCTAATAACTCTCCGATGCGTTTAAAGAGTTTTATTTGATCCACAATTCTCTCCTTCAAGTTAAAGTAAAGTGTATTTATCTAATATAACATCAGTTAAGTAATTTGTCAAATAAAATCCAGGAATTTTATACTTCTTTTAAGGAACTATCATATTTGATAGTTCGTGCAAAATGCGAAACCAAAGTAAGTAGAGATAGACCCCCATGAGAGTTTATAACAAAGTCAAGACAAATCAAGGTTTTAAAAACGTAGTTCTTATGGTGGTACAAGAGAATTATTCCTTAGTAACTTGTGTAGGATTTAAGATGGAGAAGGATAATTACTTACTACTATTACTACTACTACTTACTACTACTACTACGTATACGTATATGCGTATTGTCAGCCGTCAATAGTATCTCTTTCCTTTTATTAATTATATCTGATGTGATACTGATAAGATAAGATGATAATTATTTTAGGAAGTATTAAGAGGATGTCTATTAACTCCTGTAGGGGGTTTGTATGCTGGATTCTCGACGATTTTGACCTTACCACTCGGAGGAGTTACATGGAGTTTTATATATTATATTTTTTGTGATCTTTTATAATTCCTTACCTAGTAATGTTTACCCCTCGGTAGGAACAGTGTCGTTGCTCTCAATGGTATTACGACCAAAAGTAGGTGTGTCGAGGAAGGAGGGCTAGATAGATGTTTCTTGCCAATTGAGGGGCGAGGGGTCGATTGCTTTTCTGGATTAGTGGGTCCTCATTAACATTATATGCAATAATAACTTAAGCCTGGTCCAGCCTGGTCCGTAACGAGTCGTCTTGTGCCATTGGGCTGTAATGGCATGTATACCCACAGTAGTTTAGAGGGGCGATAGGTGGCAGTAAGAAAGAGTTAAACCTAGCCCACCCACGTTTTCCTAAACAGTACACAGACATACACAGATATACCATATATAGTACACAGACCCTAATGGTAGTATAGTAACTGCCAAAACGGCAGCCACAGAATCGCGTTTAAACGCCTTGGACAATCGACTATGAACATTATCACCTTGCCATTGGTCCGCGTAGAATCAAAGCCTAGAGCGTCAGTATGTTCATTTAAGACTACAAGGCATAACAGCCAATACAGCCCAGCCTATACATTCAATAACACGGCACGATACAATCGTACTACTAATAAAATACTTTCAAGAAAATCCTAAGAGCTAGCTTGACAGTATATATATACAACGTATACTTAATATAGAAAGATAGGTGTGATATGAAACATAATCGAAAATACATACATGAATGGATTGCAACTACAGCAGGGGGACAAAGTTTTACATTCTGTGCTAGTAATCAACGTGATGCATGGAATAAAGCAAGGGAAATATGTCCACAACAAACTATTGCAAGTATTTGCCGAAAAATCAATGCTCATAAATTGTACGTTAAAAAGCATAAGAAAATGTTAAATGATGGAATAAGACGGCATGTTTATGAATCGTTATATATATCGGCCGATTCGGACAAATGATTTTGTCCGAGTATTTTGTCCGAGAGATTGTCAAGAGAAGTCCCGTATTCTACGGGATAGGGATATTTGCACCTGGATTAGGATCACCCCGAGATAACGGAAAGGAATACCTTGAAGGGCCGCACTATCCACAACCCCATAAATGGTATGCGGAGGTGGACATGAAAGATGGATTTATTACTAAAGTAAAATAGGGAGCACAAACCATGTACACAAAAGAAGTAGCAGAACTAGACCAACTGGTTAATTGTCACACAATTCGGGGTACGCTTGGACTATTGGCGGAACTAGCCGCCGAGAGAGCTAAGCAATGCCGAGATTCGGTCAGGGCTTGGCAGCAAGATAATACTGTTGACGTTTTAGCACCCGATCAGCTGGGCCTTGAGACGATAACTATTGGCCGTTGTCCCGCTCTCGCGGACCAGGACAAACTCGATGGTCTGCAATGGGCGGCATTAGGCCATGACCTAGTTGTCCTCGCTCGAAAGTTTAAGGAATTACAGTAAATTCCCCCCGACCAGGGCAGGCTATCTTGGCAATACCGGACACGACAATCTTGCCTAGCTTGCCCTGGATTTTTACTTGACAACTACAAAATATATGATATGCTTGAATAGAGGTAAAGCATGACAATTAAAGAATGGGAACAAAAAGAAATTGTAAAAATAATCCGTTTTGTTGACAAACGGATTGAAAACAATGCCCGTAATCCTAATGCCTGTCCGTTAAAAATGGATAAGGCTGATTGGGATAGTGCGTTTAATGAACCAGGAGATACAATATGAAAAAAAAAGTTACAATCTTACTGCCAACTCACTATAACGATGGAAGCGTAGTAGAGGAGTATAAATTGGAAAATGCTCTGAACCGCATTGCCGACATTGGCGGCGGGTATACACTTGATGGTGTAGTTTGTGGAGCTTGGCGAAACCCGGAAACTGGTGATATTAAAAAAGAAACCATGCAAAAAGTATGGGTAGTAGTTAATGATGCAATGGTTGCCCCTATCTTTGCTTTTCGTAGACTTGCCGGAGAATTCGCCACGTACTTCAATCAAGAGTGTATTTACTTTGAAGTCGAGGATGTAGACGTGCAGTTTATTTCTAGGGGATAAAAGTATGATTACAAAACAATTGCCATTTGGATTATAATGCACCATTTTGCTTGGGCTTTTCAATATGGGTGAAAAAATGAAACAACAAACCTTAAACTTTTCTGATGGTCAACACGTAGTACAATATCAACCTAGCGAAAAAACTTATGCCGTGCGGGGACTAGAAAGAGCAAAAGAAAACAACCGGCCAACGTGTAATCGTAAAGTAAGCGACTTGCGTATTCAAGGCAAAGGCGGAAGGATTCGCGTAACAAGCGTAAAGAGGTAATTATGTCAACTGAACAAAAACGATTTGACGTTGTGGATTTTATAATGGATTATGAAGGCGGAGATATAAGTGAGGAAAGACTGGTTGAAGGTTTCCAATACCTCATTGATACCGGCCAAGCATGGACCCTACAAGGCCATTACGGCCGGACTGCCAAAGCCCTGATTGACGGCGGTTATTGCCATAAAGCAGGTGAAGTATGATGACAAGAAAAGATTTTAGATTATGGGCTGATGTAATAAAACGGCTTCCCTTAAAAGACCGCGAACGCAAAGCAATGGAAATTGCCAAACTATGCCAAGATAGTAATGGACGTTTTCGATTGAAAACTTTTCTTAAAGCCCGTGGGGTAAAAAAATTATGTACACAATAACCATCGTAACTAACCACGATTCAATCCAATATAATACCGACAATGTACGCCAAGCAATACGGACCTTGGCCTCTTGGCGAGTGATCCGACTATTTATTAGGCAAGGCAACAAACTAATTTTGAATGTTGCGAAAAAACCATTTGACATTTAAAGAGAAAGGAAATACAGTGACATTAGAAATTCAACACGCTTATAGTAAAGCCATGAGCATGGGTTTTTATATTACCCAACGCGGAGAAGGACGTATATGGTTTCTTCATGCTCCAGATGGGCGAACGTGTTTAATGGCGTTAACCCGCGACGACCTACTTAAAAAAATTCCAACACAGTTTGATAGCTTGTAGGCTATCCTTATAGAATGAGAACAAAAAAAGTTACTGTTGTTTTTCGTAAGTGGAAGCCGGCGTATGGTTGTGGGATTATTGCCCTATTTCCGAAAGAAATTGCCGACGATAAGGGTCTATATTGTGAATCTTACGAACATATCGGCCAACATGGCGGTGCAGATTATAAAGGTGTAATTGCGTCTACTACACCGGCAACACAAAACGAAAGCAAGGAATTGCATTGCGAATTAAAATCTCTGGGATACCGCTTGGCAGTGAGCACACATGAGAATCTGACAACTCCTAATCATGCAAAAAAACACTCAGATATTGCCCTCCTTTATAAAGGTAATAAAGGCGACATTGACAAACGTCTTAACCGGTTGAAAGGGAAGTATGTCTGTTAAACAGGCAATTATCTACTGTCGATTCTCTCCGCGACCTGACGCGGACACATCTAAAAGCAATGGGCAACAGGAAATTCGTTGTCGAATGTATTGTGCCGCAAAAAATTATGATATAATAAGTAACTATGCCGATTCGGCCGTATCCGGCAAACAACTACATCGCCCTAAACTCTCGGCCCTCTTGGCCGACTTACTCCAACACCCTGGGTGTGTAGTTGTTTGCGATACTGCCGACCGTCTTGCTCGAGATGCTCTTGTAATGCTCACTATTTGTGCTCAGATTGAGGCGGCCGGATGTACACTTGAATTTGCAGACGGAACACAGAATCGTACCACAAAGGAGGGGCGGCTGTTGCAAACTATCTTGGCGGGTATTGCCCAATACCAACGCGAAGGCATTGCCGAACGCACAACGATGGGGTTAGCTAAAAAGAAAGCCAATGGTGAATATCTTGGTAAGCCGCCATTGGGATATAAAGTAGTAAATAAACATCTTGTAGAAAATCCCCAAGAGTTAATGGCAATTAAACGAATTAAGGAAATAGGTGCTTTGGGTTATACTTCAGAGTATGTCAGAAGTTGTATTGTCGCTGAATTTGGCATAAGTCCTTCTGCCCGTACAATTCGCAAGATTCTCCAAAATAAGTCTTGACAATCTAAAATTCCCAATTACACTAAACAAAAGAGGTAAAAAATGAGCACAAAATTACAAATTTTACAAGTTTTGCAAGATGCTTCCGAGGGTTTATTAGCTTGTGAAGTGTGCGAAAAACTATTAAACATTCATCCTTCTACAATTCGCGGGGCATTGGTATTATTGGAACGTGGAGATTTTATTTCTACCGTAGATGGATCGGCGCAAACCGACACAGGATGCAAAACCAAAATTTATTATATTAGACAAAAAGGCGAAGAAGAATTAGAAAGGCTACAAAAGTGTGAATAGAAAAGTATATCTTTTAATGGGAACGGACGAACGGTATTTGGGTACTGTAGGAGATATTCTTGGTTGTGAAGGCGAACAAGACGGAATTGCGAAAGAACTTTTCTATGCCGCGCATGATGCAATAAACGAACTTGTGTATGGACTTGATAATGAAGAAGAGCAGATAACATTAACGCTAGAAGTGAGGCAATATGGCTTTTGATCTTGCTTCCATAACTAACAAAACTTGCTTACGCGCCCCAAGAATTATCTTGCTAGGTGTAGAGAAAATTGGTAAGAGTACATTTGCGGCGGGAGCAGATCGCCCTATTTTTATTCACATGGAAGGAGAGCAGGGGATAGATGAATTGCCTGTTGATAAATGGTGGGAGCCTTGTCAATCTATAGATCATGTCATGGAATGCCTGCAATCAATTTATCTTGGACCAGATAATCACGGTACTGTTGTGTTGGATTCATCTAGCACGCTAGAACCAATTATTCATACTAGAGTGTGCCAAGATCATCGCGCAAAGGACATTAACAGCGATGGTTTAGGATATGGTAGAGGTTTTCGAGAAGCGTCTCATTATTGGCGAAAAATAACAGAAGCGTTAGATTCTTTGCGGAATGATCGAAATATGGCCTCAATTATTGTAGGCCATGTCAAAATTAAACGCTTTGACGACCCATCTGGGCCGTCATACGATCAATATCAATTCGATATAAATGAAATAGCCGCCAATCTGCTTTATAGGTGGGCTGATGTAATTCTTTTTGCCAACACGAAAGTTTTTGTTAAAACCGAAGATATTGGATTCAATAAAGAAAAGCATCAAGCAATCGACGCTTATGGTGGACAGCGTTTTCTTTACACCCAAAAGAACCCGGCATATCCTGCTGGTGGTCGTGGAGTGTATGGAAGATTACCTGCTGAGTTACCACTTAACTTTGGATCATTCCTTGATGCGGTATCTGTTGCCTCACGAAAGTAGTAAAATAGCATTAGCAAATTTTTTAGAACACAATTTAATTTATGAAAGAGAGGTTTAAATGAGTGATTTGCACCAATTTTTTGGCAATGGGTTTGATGCAAATAGCATCGAACCACAAGGAGATTTTGAGGTTTTGCCTCCCGGCAAATATCCGGTTCTAATTGAAAAGGCAGAAGTTAAAAAGACCAAAACCGGCGACGGACATTATGTAGCTTTGGTTCATACGATTTTAGATGGACCGGGAAAGAATCGCAAGCTATTCAATAATATAAACATCGACAACCCAAGTCAACAGTGTGTGGAGATTGGATTGCGAACATTAGCTGCCCTTGGACAAGCGTTAGGTTTAACCTGCATAAGTGATACAAGTCAGCTTGTGAATAAGACTTGCATTGCTCATGTAAAAGTTAAAGATGATCGAAATGAAATCAGAACTTATTCCGCGTTAACTCAAAATCCCAATCCCGCTCCTTATCCAAACAACTCTACCTATCCAATTGGTCAGCCTAATTTTGAAACAAAAACTAATGAGCCTAATCCACAAGCTAACCAAACTAGGCTCGCAGAAGCAGAAAATTGTAAATCTCAACCGGCTTCTCCGCCGCCTGCGAGCAGACCGCCCTGGATGCGATAATGAATAAGTATTTACTGTTTCCATTTTTTAAAAGAAAGAGAGAACCAATGGCCAGAACTATTGTGTCAGACAAATTATTTGTTGAAACGTATGTAACTTGCAATTCGTATGATAGTTTAGCTTTATACTTAAATATGAAGCCAACTTCCGTACAAGCTCGTGCTGCTAAGCTTCGCAAGACAGGAGTGAACCTTGTGCCTTATGAACGCAAGAAGAAAGAAGTGGATGTTGAGGGGTTAAACTCTCTCATTAATTAATGTTTCTGCAATCAAGGACGATTGCAAGAATGCTTAGTGCGGTTGGTAAGTGGGCTAGAAATGGTGCAACCCTAAGCATTCCTGCTATCGCCCTTAATGAAGAGGAATCTATGGTGCCAGATTTCATAAACGCATGTTTTCTTTTTACTGCGGCAATCTGCTGTATTTTTAGCATAGTAAAAATATCTAAAGATAAAACGATAAAGGGAGTTTCTATTTTGCAAATTTTGCATCTTTGGGCATGGACTACATGGGGTGTGTTTTTCTATGCCTATTATCAGATTTACTTATCATTTTGGTGCAGTTTAATTTTAACTATTACCGAAACTATTTGGGTAGCGCAAATCTTTTATTATCGAGAGCGAAATATCCCACCTTGGAGGCCAACTTAATATGACAGAACTAGATTTCCAAGTTTCTCTTTTAAAAGAGGCAAAATTTAAAGAGCAATTAGAAAGAGAAAGTAGAATAAAAATTGAGGAGGTTGTTGCCGCCTTAATTCCTGGCCCCGAACGCGGATCGAAAACGGTTACACTTGAAGATGGAACTAAGATTACAGTTGAGAGAGGATGGAATTATGCCGCTGATTGTGGAGAAATTGGGCATCAATGTAATTTAAATGGTGTTACTAACGTGCCTGTACGCTCAAAAACTACCTACCAATTAGATGAAGCTGGTTACGAGTGGTACAAGGCTAACGACAAGAAAGTATTTGATTTGATTTCTCCATTCGTAATTGTGACTCCTAAAAAAACGGCAGTACGGATACAAAATAAGAAATGACAAGAGACGAAAAGAACGCATATCACAGAAAATATTACAGAAAAAATCGTGATCGGATTCTTGAAACACACAAGAAATACCGTAAGCGCAGAAGCGAGTATATTAAACAATATTATTTAAAAAATAGAGCGAAATTATTAGCTCGACAAATTCAATACACAAAAGATAATCCCAAAATTAGGCAAAATGCAAGGATACAAAGAAAATACGGCATTACCTTACAGCAATACAATCAAATGCGAAGAGATCAAGAGGGTAGGTGTAAGTTATGCGGAAGAAAGAGAAAGTTAGTTCTGGATCATTGCCATACTACGGGGCGAATTAGAGGTTTTTTGTGTATTAGATGTAATGGCGGATTAGGCGCGTTTGGAGATAGCATCGAAGGTTTGAAAAAGGCAATTAAATATTTATCACAATGACCGACATAACTCCGTTACTTCCTACTGAATCGAAAACTGTAGAGGCGATATATGAAGCCTATAAAAAAGAAGGCGACTCCGAACAGCCACGTGGTTATCTTGGTGCGTCGATCATCGGGGCCAGTTGCGAGAGGTATTTGTGGTACACGTTTAGGTATTGTTGCAAACCAGAATTTACCGGGCGGCTATATCGTTTATTCTCAACGGGCGACCATGAAGAGATTCGCTTTGTTAATAATCTTCGAAGAATAGGATGCGAAGTACACGAAAAAGACCCATCTACAGGCGAACAGTTCGCAGTAGAGGCACTTGGTGGTCACTTCTCAGGACACTTAGACGCTTGCGTGCTTTGCGTGCCCGAAGCCCCTAAAACTTGGCATGTACTTGAATGCAAAACTCATAATAATAAATCATTCCAAAAACTAAAGAAAGAAGGCGTCAAGGTATCTAAGCCTCAGCACTATGCCCAAATGATGACATACATGGGCTTAACGGGCATGACACGGGCTTTATATCTTGCGGTGAACAAAGATACTGATGAATTATATAGCGAGAGAGTTAGATTCAATAAGGGTGAATTCGATGCCCTCGTGCAACGTGCTGAACGAATTATTACATCAACTACACCACCGGAAAGAATATCAAATAGACAGGATTATTATGAATGCTCCTACTGCGACGCAAGAGAAATCTGTCATGGAACAGGCAATGTGGGATTGCCAATTCCATCAATTAACTGCCGCCAATGTTGCCACGCAACTCCAAGAATGGATGGAAAAGCATGTTGGACCTGTGAACGGCATAATCGTGGACTATCCAACGCCGACCAATCCAAGGCTTGCGACGATCACCTTGTCTTGCCAGGATTGATTAGTTTTGCGGAACCAATTGATTATGGAAAAGATCAAGTCCTATATGAAAATACAACAGACAAAAAAACTTGGTATCAGGGTGGGAATGACAACAGGGCATTCAGCACGAAAGAACTCATGCAGTTATCTCCGGAGCAATTAACTAATCCAATAATATCGAAAGTCAAAGAAGTTTTTGACGCAACCGTAGAAAGGGTTTGGAAAGATGAAAGTCCTATTGTCGATGATTCTGACATTAGTGGTATCCCAAGTGCAAGCGGGAATTCCTGACGAATTACAGGCAGTAAGCGTTACAGTTAAAGCCGATAACTGCCAGGGATCAGGCACCCTTGTAACGCGAAAAATCGGGAATGATAATATATCATTTATTTGGACAGCAGGGCATGTCGTTGCTGGATTGCGTGGAGTACGAACGGTAATTATTGCTGGAAACACAAAAACCATAATAGAATACAAAGATGCCGAGGTAGTCCAAGAAATGCAAGAGGACGGCCGGAGAGTTGGAGAAGTTAAATATGATGCCAAGATAGTTAAAGTAACCGATGCTAGCTATGGTGAAGATTTGGCCCTTCTAATGGTTCGTAAATATAATGCCTATCCCCAAACTGCTTGCGTTAAATTTAAGCTCGACAAACAATATATTCCGCCGATTGGAGTATCTGTTGTGCATGTTGGAAGTTTACTCGGACAATTTGGAGCTAATAGTTTTACTAATGGCCTTGTATCGCAAACCGGTCGGCTTTTACCCGGCGAGGGTGCCGAAGCAAAAGTATTCGATCAAACTACCGTAACCGCATTTCCGGGTTCTTCAGGCGGTGGTGTATTCCTTGCGGAGACCGGGGAGTATATCGGAATGCTTACTCAGGGAGTCCAACAACTACAGGGATTTAATTTTATTGTCCCTATTCGACGTATTCATAAATGGGCATGGGATAGTAAAATTGAATGGGCACTTGATCCATCTATTTCTGGACCACCTATCAAAGACATCGAATCCATGCCAGTAGAAGATATTAGCACTATTGAAAATTCTCATAAACAACCGGAAGATTAAATATGCCAATTTATGAATATGAATGTCAGGATTGTGGTTGTGATTTTGAGAAACATCATTACGGAAAAGGCAGCCAAGTTGTTGAATGTCCTAAATGTGGTGGGCCATCCGAAAAACAATTTTCGCCCCCTACTGTAATTCAAACAGGCTACAAAGAATCTGATGCGAGATATAATCGAGGGAAGGGATGAATGTTTCAACTTCGCCCCTATCAAATCGAAGCGATAGAAGCACTACATAATTATATATGCACCAAAGAAACTAACCCATGCATTGTGCTGCCAACTGGTTCAGGTAAATCAGTGGTAATGGCGGCAATTGTTAATAAATGGAAAAAAGAATCTCCTAATGTACGCGGTTGTATATTAGCTCATAGAAAGGAATTAGTTGAACAAAATGCCAGACAACTTAGAAATCTTGGCTCCGATGTTGGTATCTTTTCTGCGGGACTTAGAAGAAAAGACTACGAAAAATCTATCCTCTTTGCGTCGATTGATTCGATATATAGAAAATCCGGGGAACTCATTCCCTTTGACTTCATCTTTGTGGATGAAGCGCATAGAATCCCTCCTTCAGGAGAAGGGAAATATAGAACTTTCATTACAGGATGTAAGCGATTTAATAAAAATCTCAGAGTCATAGGCTGGACGGCTACTCCCTTCAGAATGGGCTGCGGACCCGTCTGCCATAAGGACCACATTTTAAACGAGGTATGTTATGAAGCAAAAATTACAGACCTTATCAATCAAGGATACTTATGTAATCTTCGGTCGAAAGCTGGCTCAAGAAATCCAGACCTTAAGAATGTCAAACGCAACTCTGGCGGAGATTACATCACTAACTCGCTTGCAAGAGCAACTAACAAAGATGATGTTGTTACAGCCGCAATATCTGAAGCCGTCGATATTATTAGACAAGAAAAACGACATGCTGCAATTTTCTTTTGTGTAGATATAGAACATTGTCAGAAAGTTTCGCGTGAATTACAGAAGCACAACATCTATGCTCCTTTTATCACAAGCAAAACCCGCCCACAAGAGCGCGATAGGCTGATTAAGGATTTTCGTAATGGATCAATTAAAGCAGTTTGCAACGTAAACGTACTAACGGAGGGCTTTGATGCTCCGCATATTGACTGTATTGTATTGCTTCGGCCAACTTTGTCTGCTGGTTTATTTTCTCAGATGGTTGGTCGCGGATTACGACTATTCTCTGGAAAAGACTATTGTCTTGTCTTGGACTTCGGTGGGTGTATTGATGAACATGGGCCTATTGATTTACTTGGCGAAAATCAACGAGTGGTTATGGCGACGTGTCAAAATTGCCGCGAAAGCTTTTCGAGGGTCATTCGAGCCTGCCCCGCATGTGGTTGGACAATCCCGCCTCAAGAAGTTGATCGACTTGACACAATTGAACGTGAACGCCGAATGCACGGCACAAAAGCCAGCGGAAAAAACATCTTCTCAGTTGAACCAGAGACTTTCGCCGTCAACACCGTGTATGTTGAAAAGCACATCAAGCCTGGACAACCCTCTTC